GCCTTTCGTAGGGCTGACCTGCGACCTTATTCTTATTTGCGACCTTAAGGGCGGAACTCGCAAGGTTGCCGAACAGGCCGACGCCTGCGCCGCTGCTGCCTCTGCCGCCACCGGCGAGTGTTAGATTAATACGCATAATGTTGCTCCATCTGCTTGAAGAGTTGATAGGGGGTGAGCGACCAGTACCGGATGCCCAGCAGCTGCTTGGTCAATCCTACACAGTTGTTCAGCATGTAAGGCAGCAAGTGCCGATCTGCTGGGTCGTATGGGATGAGCACCACTTCTGTGGTCTCTTCGATGTCCATGTAATCTGGCGCGAGCTCTCTCGGTGTCCCCAAGAAGCTCTTCGTCTGGATGCCAATGCTCGTCAGGTTGATCTCCGTGACGACCTTGTCGGCAGTCGGAACCACGCAGTAGACGTGCCGAAACTGTGGGTGGAGCCTATGCCCCAGCCAATGGTTGTTCTCAGACGTGAATACCACCAGTGCTTCCATCCGAATAACCTACCCGATCTTCTTTGCTTTGTCGACGGTTTGTGCTTGCTTTGTTCTCATGCGCGCTGTCTGCCGCTTCAGCTGTCTGGTCTCGTTCAGAACAGCAGCCTTGCCCACAGCTGTTGGAGCCTTACGGTTCATCTGCCGATCGCCGAGCATCAGTCTGGTGTAGACCTTGTCCAGCTCGTCGATGGGCCTATCCCCCGTAGCGGGAACGACGGCTGACATTGCGTTCATCTTGAGCCTTGCTGTCAGGCTTGGTCTTTTTCTCTCTGGCACGCGCTTCTTGCTCCGCTCTTGTGAAGACACGCCGCTTTGGCGCTGTCCCTGTTAATGATCGTTCAGCCAGCAACACCGGCTTTCCGTTCTTGTTCTTCATTGGCTTCTTCATCACATGGCTCCAAATGGATCGTAGTCGGATGACGCCGCGCTGGTGTCGGCACCAAGGTATCCCTGTCTGTTAGGGAATATCGGCTGGGCGTAGGTCAACGCAAGAGCATCGGCCAAGTCAGGTGATGCCAGCCCTCGCTTCTTCATGTCGGCCTTGCTCTCGAGCATCAGATCGTTGCGCACATTGTAGCCATACTCGAGACCACACAGATCCGTGCGCAGGTCCGGCATGTCTGGCAGCCTCACACCATCACGCAATGCATCGCGCAGGTTGCTCCACATCTGGCTGCGCATGTTCGCGACGCCTGCCTGTGTTGCCTTGCCGCCGAAGTTCACCTCGATCACGTCCAGCCCGAGCTGCCTGCACCGGTCGATCACACCACCACCAACACCACCACCATCGATCATGATCGCGTCCGGCCGCTTCTCGCGTGCCATCTCTGCTACGCGGGAGGCGAGCTGCATCGTGTCGTTGTTCTCGAAGATCTGCCTGTTCCAGTCGTTTGGGCTCTCGGCGTCCCGACCATGTCGAAACCAGATGACTGATTTATCATCACCGAAACGTGCGACATCCACACCCATGACCAGAGGATCAGCAGGCGTGACGTGTACTTCAAGCTCGACGTTGTCCTCATAGTACGATGTTGGGATGAGCTGCAGTGTCGACGCATCAGGTGGCATGCCGCGCACACGGACCTTAAAGAAGTCGCTGTCTTCGCCATAGTCTTTTGCCCACTGCTCGAATAGCTTCTTGTTGGTCTGCTCCACGTCACGGCTGTCGATCACCCGCCTGATGACACGGTCGCGGAACTTGCCCCACATATTCTGATGGAACCGGCCACTGTTACGCGTCGGGTTCCCGAAGTCGAATGTCATTGGCTCGCCGTCAGTCAGTCCGCCCTCGCGCACCTCGTAGATCCGGTCGGGTATACCGCTGGCCTCGTCGAAGATGTAGAACGGAGTGCTGTTCGCTGCGTGCAGTCCGGCGAATGCCTCGCTGTTCTCCTCGCGGCTGGTCTGTGCGTCACAGCGCCACTGCTCTCTGTGGTCACGATGGTAGTATGTCATCGACCCCTTGCCGGATGTGAGCTCCCACCAGTGCTTTGTGATACCCATGTTGTGCCACTTAGCCAGCTCTGCCCATGTCTTAGTCTGCAGCTGCGGTCCTGTGTTGGCTGTGACCACGCCTTTAGCGAACGGCCGCGTGTCCATTATCCATCTGATTATCCACCCAACAATGGCAGACTTGCCGATCCCGTGGCCCGAGCTGGTGGACATCTGTAAAGGCTCGACAGCGTGGATGCCATCAAACCCTCTCTTGCGTACCTCGTTGCCGATATCGATCAGCATCTCGCGCTGCCACTTCTGCGGCCCCTCACGCCCCTGCAGCTGGCCCTGTCCCCACGGATAGCTGAACAGCACATGACCGAGCGGATCGTCGTAGAACGTCGAGATCTGCTGGACTAGCTGCTGCTCTGCCGTCTGTGGTTCAAGCATGACGCCTCACTATCGGGATGGCTGTGCAGCCCTTTATGACAGGCACCAGTTCCCTATTCATGTACACCACATCAACAACGACTTCACTGCATTGCCAGTGTTCAGGGATGCGCAATCCAAAGAAAAACATTCCAACGTCGCGCCATGTCTGTCCGAAGCCCTCGCAAGAGGTGGCGTATACAGGTTCAAGCATACGGGTCATACTCGTGCTTTGTCTCTATGGTCACATCTCGCCCAGTGCCATTACAGCCTGAGCTCTCTCCCACCACACTGCGCCGGTATCCACACACAGTGCAGACCCGATCGCGGCTTGACCCCTGCCCAGCTGGTGGAGCTGACCACTTATGTGGGACTGTCGGGTTCATTCTGCGTCCCTCGCTGCATTCATTGCGTCGGCCATGTGGTATGACATCTCGGCTACAAGCTTGACCCACAGAAGGCCTTTTTTAGATGCAAGCTCTTCAATCCCGCTATGCGAAAGAAGCGATGGCAAAGCCTGCCCCGCGAAATCGTCACGCTTGGCCTCACAGATCATTTCATCAAGCCATTCTGTGCCGCTGTCAGGTACGCGCAGCTTGATGGCCGCGTGCTGGCGCAGGGTCATGCCTTCTTTTGCGGCGCAATAATCGGTATCCACTGTCGGAAAAGCTGGTCCGCCTGTTTCTTTATGTGTCATTTTCATCTTCCTCCGGTGTTATGTCCTTCAATGCCGCCAGCTGATCCCGACGCTCGGTCATCAGCTTCAACAGCTCGTTCCCCATCATGTTGACTTCCATGTCCACCTTAGCAGGCATGAGCTTGGCAACCATTGGGACAAACAGGTTTGGCATTTCTTGCGCTACCTTAACCAAGTATGCTGTCCCGTTCTCGATCTCCGCCAAGTCTGGATTGGCTTCTTTGATGTCTGCCCCTGCTATGCTCAATGCCTGCAAGACCATGTCCTTTACTTCTGTAGGGACTTTGTTCTTCGCCCCTACTGTCCGGCCCTTGGGATTGTTGACGGAGCCTTTTTTCAGCCTTCCGTTTTCATCCCTCTCCGTCTTGGCCATTACGATCTGCCTCAATTAAATTGATAGTATTTGTATCATATGGCACTGCGTTAGACGTCACAACAATCCCCTATGACATTTTGTGTCAGTGCATCGTCTCTTCTTGTGGGTCCATGAACCACAGCTCTGGTGACACCTCCTCATCGCCTTCGTGATCTAGGTCACAGATCTCGTTTAGGATTGCTGCGTCGAACAGCTCGAGGCTCTCCTCCTCTAGAAGCCCTCTGATGCGCCTGATGGACGCCAGCGCGTAGTTGGTCACCACACACTCTTGGCACACACCTGTGGCCTCGCACAGCTCCTCTCCATATTGTCCTATGGCGTTGATTACATCTGCTATGCGCTCTTGGTCATGTTCATCATCCATGGTCTGTCCCTTTCAATGCGGCGCGGGCTTCTTTTCCCTCGTATCCCGCCACGTTGTAATACTGCAAAGCCTCGGTCAGCTTCGCCTCAAGTTCTAGCTTCTCCCTGTGCGCGTCGTTGAAGTCTGCCGACACGTCCTCAAGGCTGCTCTCAAGTTCAGCGATGCGCTTGTCCTTGGCGTCGGATATGGCTTCGGGAACGTATGAAATAGCTACCCCGCCGTATTCGCCTTCCGCCTCGACTGCTTCGGGGTAATAATGCCCGTATTCACCAAGGTGTGAGCAAATCCATACCCGTTCAGGCGCTTCGGTTTCATTGCTCATTGGTTGTTCCTTCGAGTTCTGCGAGGGTGGCGCGGGCTAGCCGTGATGTTTCAGGCTCATGTGGTTTCGCAAAGCTATCTACCGCACTGTAAACAGAGCCACCTACGCAAGACTGAATAAATGCTTCCGCCTTCGCCAGCTTCGCCTCAAGTTCAGCAATGGTGGCTTTCTGGTCAGCTACACCAGCCACATAGGCCGCCGTATAATCAGGGTCAGATGCCAGTTTATGCACCAGTGCCTCAAGCTCTTCAATCCGCTTGTCCTTAGCGTCGTTATCAGCCTTGATGGTGGCTAGGATATCGTCGGACACCTCCTCGGAGTTTCCATTGTACCCATCATAATCACGTACACAGGACGCAATCTTATCACGTAGGGTTTCATTGTTCATCGGCCTGTTCCTTCTCTTTGTGTTTGGCGGAGCTCCACAAGCATGACCACCAGATCGCTCGCTGACTTTCCTTCTAAGCTCTCGAGGATCTCGTCCAGTACGATCATCCCCTTCGGCTTGGCTATCCTATACGCGAAGATGTCCGTCGTATTTTGATTGCCCCAGTTCCAGCTGCCACCGTCTGGGCAGTCTCCATCGCACATGAATGGCTCGCTTGGGTCTGATATCCCCTTAACGGATATGTCTACTACCTGACATAGCCTGCCGATCGCGTCCTCTGGGTATCCCTTACCGTCGTGGTCTTGCCACGGTCCCCATACATCAGTCATACTTTTTCCTGTCCGCTGCCCTAATCATGGCGTCGGCATATTCGTAGCATGCCTTCGCGATTTCATCTAGGTATCCGCCCTTAACACATGGGACGGACAGTGTCATGCGCGACAGTGCTATCCCTGCGAAGTATTCACGCCTCGACACACCATTATGTCCGTGGCTTGTTGGGTATGCTGGGTCACTCATATTTCCGCTCCCCCAATTTGCGGCACCGGATGCGGAGTGCATGCGACTTACCTGCGAATATGTGTCCGTTCACTGTGAACCGGCACCTCTGGATGTATACACCGGCTGATCTTTCCAGCAGCTCCAACGTGGAGCCTGTCTTGATCGCGTGGTGCTGCGTCACTGGCCCGAACGTGTGGTGCGAGGCGTATGGGTCGAACCCGAGGATCTCGAACATGTCCCCGACCTGCGCGCCATCGTCGATGTGGTCTGCCAAGCTCTTCATGTCGCGACCTCCCAAGGCATTGGCACAAGCGTGACTGGCGCGCGGCTGTGAAAGTCATTGCCGCCTGCTGGCTGTGTGCATTTGCGGCACCGGCACTGTGGTGTGTGCTTATGCCTATTACAGACCTTGGACTTGCCCTCTTCTGCTCGGTTGCAATTGGGAACAGTGCATCGCTGAGTGTTTGGGTTCTTAATTCCCATTAGATCAGCCCCCTTGCCAGTGCGTGCTCTAGCGGCATCCCCAGCCAGTGCTCACATAGAGCCTTGGCCTCGAGCTTTGACAGCTTATCGCGCCCCGCCGCCTCGTCTGCCCAGTTGTTGCGTGCCGTCAGATCGCTGAACGATATGATGTCTGGCTGGCCGAGCTTAGAGACTGTTTCTGGTGATCTGTCCGCAGCGTAGAAATGGCGTGCCATTATAGCTCCTCCGTAAGAATATATTTGATCACGTTGTTGCCGTCAGGCGTGGTCTTTGTGACCGTGCCATCTGTGACCAATGGCTTGATGTAGTCCGGCACACTGGTCAAGTTACACTTCAGCGCCTCTGAAAGCTCACCTCGGCTCATGGCTCCGTGCTCCTCAAGAGCGTCCACTATTCGGTTCAACCTTACCAGCTTTTCCGCCTCGATGCGAGGGTTCTTCGTGGTGTAGACCGGCAATCTGGCCTTGTTGACGCCTTGATCTTTTTCAAATTGCTTGATCGCCTTGGCATATTCGGCCTCGGTCATGTTCCCGAAGGCAGCGATGCGTGCCGCTGCCTCCGCGTTTTTCTCCTGCTCAATATCGAGCTGCTCTTCGAGTGATAATGAACGCTTCATAGTTTTGGCTTCCATTTTACTGTCGGATCTGTGCCGTCTTTGTTGCAGGTGACGATGTGAGTGCCTTGCAGTCCCCAAGACCTGTAGAGCGTCACGCGCACTGGGATGTCTGACAGGTCGTAGAGCCCTTGGTCGTCTGGGTCATATCCCTCATTGTTCCAGATCTGCCCGTGCTCACTGCCGTCAGACAGATAAACGACCCCAACATACCCAAGCCCATCAGGCATAGGCGCGATCAACTGCGCCTTGCCCCCACACGGCAGCATGTAATCTGACGGGAATACATCTGGTGGAGTAAACTTGCGCGGCATTATACGTTCCCTTTCAAAATCATAGAACCACATTTTTTGAGGGCGGCGATCGCGCTCGCAGAACCCTGAAGAGACCAACCTGCCACAGCCTCGTCGGTATCAATATCGAGCAGCTTCACGCTGTCGTTGAGCATTATGTCGACGAAAAAATCACTGCTCTCAAATGCATTGGCAAATGAAAAGGAAATAACAATGCCGTTGCCGTCTGCTTCGATTTCAGCGCTGCCCATTGTCCAAGTGACCGGATCGCGGCCCTCGATCAGAAGGCGCATATCGAATGTCTCGAGGTACTGCCTGTCGCGCGTTGCGAAGTCGTTGATAAAGATCCAGTACCCGCCACTATCCGTGACGGTCATGCGGAATGACATGCTGTCGTTGAGGTTGCCGGTGCTGCAGTATGCAAAGTTCGTATCCGCTTCGACGTTCAGGGCTGTCTCCCAGTATCCGTCATTCGATAGGACAAACCGCTCTGCGGATGCCGGTGCTGCGATGGCCATTGTGGCCGCTGCGATTGCTGTTGCCAGTTTCATTTTATGATCCTTCCAAGATCTAGGGGGGGTTAATAGGGGGATTGTCTCCCCCCCCCCGTTGAATTAAGCGACCTCGCGGAGCCACTGGCCCCAGATCACAGA